ATATGCTTCTAATTTAGACCCTGAGTTCTCGCTCTGTGATGATTTTGAATCGCCAAAGCCTGTCCCTGCAGTACTCCTTGGCTGCTTTCCACTTTGCTTGGTTTTTGGCATAAGTCGTTACCTCGCTAATGTAACGTTTGGTTTTATACTTTGAGGGTTTAGGTTCAGACACTTGTGCCTTAGGCTTAACCTCTACTAAGTATTCGTGAAGACCATCGGACTCCTTTACTTTCATGTAAAAATCTGGGAAGTATAAGTGGTACCTATTGTCAAGTGGTGACTTATAGGGTATAGCAATCTCCTCTGATGACCACTTCACAATATGTTTAGTGGTATCACAGTAGTTCATGAACTTACGTTCCCATAGTGATCGGTAAATTATATTAGTAGGATCACCGTTGTATTTCTTATAATTCTTTGGTTTAAATTTTCCTTTATAACTAGGCATAAATAAAAACGTCACCCCTGTACGTTATTTATGGCCCAAGCTACAGTTTCGGGGTTCTTAACCAAGATCATCCAAGGTTCTGGAGGTATATCCTCTTCTAATAACTACGATATCTCGTTTAATTTCGGTGCTAACTCAATGTTTAGCAACTTTCTTAAATCAGGATATGGTATCAATCCTTTGTCTGAACAGCAGGCTGTCATAGTCATGCTTGCCAACGAGGTACAGATTCCTGGTGTCTCTATGACAAGTCAGGATGTTAGAGGAGTACAGAAGGGCATAAACATGAAGCCAGCAATGGCAAAGGTTTACAATGAAATGGACATGTCATTCATACTGGATGCTGATTCATTACCTTTCAAGTTCTTTAAGGCTTGGCAGGACTTTATCATGGGTGTAGATAATACACTATCAGGGTCAGGGCAAACACTCAGTCCACAGAAAAGGTGGCAAGCCTTTGGACAACATTGGTACGATGACTATACTATAGATATAGACATCGTTAAGTTAGAGAAAGGACAAAAGAATTCTACTCCATTTCAGGATGAACTCTTTGAACCTTTCAAGGTGAAGCTTGTCAAAGCATACCCATATATGCTATCATCTATACCTTATAGCTCAGCCGCATCATCTGTGGTTAAGTTAAGTGTAGGTATGTACTATGAATACGCTCAGTTCTTACCTAATGGTGATGGTAAGACTACTAAGTTGACAGTACCCCAAGATGTCCCAAGTACCAACGGACGTTCTACTATTATTGGTTAAATTATGCCATTACCTGAAATCGTTACACCAACCTATGAGTTGGTGGTGCCATCTACAAAAAAGAAATTAAAATATCGTCCCTTCCTAGTTAAAGAGCAGAAGATCCTTATACTTGCTCTGGAGCAGAACGATAGCAAACAGATTATTGATGCTATAACACAGATATTCAAGAACTGTATACAGTCTAGGTTTAAGATGGAAGACCTAGCTATATTCGACGTGGAGTATATCTTCTTACAACTACGTGGTAGATCTATCATGGAAGTTGTTGAGCTTGAGGTACCATGTGATGATGACCCTAACCAGAAGGTACCCGTATCATTCCCCGTTGATAGTGTTAAGGTTGACTTCCCTAAAGGTCACACTGATACAATCAAACTTAGTGATGATGTCACTGTTGTTATGAAGTATCCTAATATGGAGTACTTCACCAAGGTGAACTTTACTGAGGAGGAGGTAGATCCATATGAATTGGTAGCTACCTGTATTGATAGAGTGTACCAAGGTGAAGAGGACTGTGGTAGTTTCACCACCAAGGAAGCACAAGACTGGTTAGAGAAGTTAAACAACAAACAGTTTGAAGCAATTCAAAACTTCTTTGACACCATGCCTACTCTTAAGCATGAGATAACAGTCACTAACCCTAAGACTGGAGTTAAGACTAACACTGTCATAGAAGGTCTGGTCAATTTTTTCGCATAGCCCTCTTCCAAGAGGGCATCGATAGGTTTTATCAAACTAACTTTGCCTTGGTCCAACACCATAAATATACTCTGAGTGATATAGAACACATGATCCCTTGGGAGCGTGATGTTTACGTTAATATGCTAGCCAAGTGGCTACAAGAGGAGAGAGATCGAATCGAGGAACAAAAACGTAAGCGTAAATGACTGCTCGGACACGCATAGCAAAGATTTTTGGCATTAAACTCCTACCTGTATCAGGTAAGGTGTTGGATAATGCTGAGAAGATGCTGGATACTGAACGTCAGTACCTAGATTTTCTGAGGAATAAGAAGAAGTTCTTCTTCATGACTCAGATTCAGCAGACACGAGTCGTTGTAGGTAAGAAGAAGTCTACCTTAAAGCAACAAGAGAAGAAGAAGAAAAGACAAACAACTGGAACAGCATCTCGTCTCAGGACATTAAGGAGACTCAAGAAAGGACTCGGTAAGAGGTGGGGATCTAAAGGTAAGAAGCTAGGTAAAGTTGGTAAAGTATTAAGAAATACGAGAGCTGGTGCTCTCAAGCTGGGACGTAAGATAAAGAGAAGTCCTGTTGGTAGGCTTGTTAAAGGTCTAAAGGGTGCTGGTACTAAGGTAGGTGGCAAACTAAAAGGACTAAAGGCTGGTGCTCTTAAAGCAGTCAAGGGTCCAGCAATGAAAATTGCTAGTAAAGTAAAAAATATAGCGAAGGCTGGGAAGGCAAAAGCAACTAAGGTTGCTGGTCAGGGGGTTAAGTTAGCTAAGAACTTAGGAGGTAAAGCACTCAGAACTAAGTTAGGTAAAGAACTTACTGAGAAGGGAGTTAAATTAGCAGCTAAAACAGGACTGAAGAAGGTCGGTGCTAAAGCGGCAGTTAAACTGGGAGGTAAGGCTGCTGTCAAGGTTGGTCTTAAGAAGATACCTGGCATCGGTTTGATTGCTGGTCTCGGATTTGGTCTACAGAGACTGATGAAGGGTGACATTGGTGGTGCCTTGATGGAGGCAGGATCAGGTATTGCTAGTACTGTTCCTGGTGTTGGTACTGCTATCTCTGTTGGTATTGATGCTGCTCTGATAGCAAAAGATTTAAATGAACCACCTGCTGAGGAAGCCCTAGCAGAGGGTGGACAGGTTAGTTCTCCAACTCAAGCACTGATTGGTGAGGGTGGTGAACCTGAACTGGTTGTACCTCAGTCTAAGTTGGGACCAGTATTCCAGAACATGTTGAAGAAGACAGGTTCTATACTTACCAGTGTAACTACAGGATTCTTAACTACTCTACCTACTCCTGGTCCTGCTAGTCAGGCAGTGTTAGGGGAGGTAGCAAAGGTCAACGCAATATTTGGAGAGAAACCAGAACCAATTGGTATATTCAAGGGAAGTAAGCTTGCTAGCTTAGTTGGTGGATTTGCTAAGAAGGCAGCTGGTATGCTTGGAGGTGCTGCTAAGGCAGCATTTGGTATGACACCTATGGGTATGATAGCTGGTGCTGTTGGATCTATGTTCAAAGGAGCACCAGCCGCAGCAGCAGAGGTACCATCTTTAGAGTCAACAACAACAGAGTCCTCAAAGGAGAGTTCTACCACAACCATGACAATGGCAGGAGAAACCAGTTCTACATCAGTATCTGGGTTCCCCATTACAGATTTCTATGGTCCTAGTGACTGGAGACCTAAACCTCATGGTGGTGTTGACGTTGGTACTCCAGTGGGTACAGCAGTAGGATTCAATACACCAGGTGAAATATTATATTCTGGTAGAGCTGGTGGATATGGTAACCTCATGGATGTTTGGTTACCAGCTGCCAAGATCCAAATGCGAATTGCTCACCTCAGTAAGTTCATAAAAAAATCTGGGGAATTTTATGCTGGAGAGGTTTTAGCAGAGACTGGTGGTGCCAAGGGAGATCCTGGTGCTGGTAGTTCTACAGGACCACATCTTCACTTTGAGGCAGATACTAAGAAGAACTCTACAAGATATGGTGGATCAGGTAACCCATTACCTTTCGCTAGCATGTTACAGTTAGGTACACCAGCAAAACCTGAGGAGGAATCCAAGGGTGAGGGTGGACCATCTCTTGAAACAGGGTTCAGTCCTTCATATGGTCATCCAATTAGTTCTACTGTTAAATGGCCTAGCAGTAACGGTGCTATGGGTGGACCTTCACTAACACCTAATGAAGGTAGTGTGGTTACAACAGGTAAGCAGGTATCTATGATACCTATACCAATGCCAATAGCACAGCAAATTCCTGTACCTGTTACTATGTTCGTCCCTATGGGTAAGAAGGATGGCATGAAAGCCTATGGTATAGATTCATTCTCAGGTAAATACGGAGAATTATAATGGCGAAAGAATTAGACAAGTTCCCCAGTATAGAGAATGTCCATGAAGTATTAGGTGGACTGAGTAAACTATTTGCTGATCGCAATGCTTTACTCCATAGTATGTTCAGGGAGGACAAGTATAAGGAGTTCCTCTTAGCAGAGAATATACAGTCTCTCGTTGAAGCTGATAAGAGAGACGACAGTGCTAATAGTAGAATTAAAGCAGACCTTGCTAATGGGTACGAAGTACTGAAGGCAAGGACTACAATGAAGAAGTTTGCTAACTTCTTAAGTCCTGGTGCTGTACCACCAATGGATCTCAGCGAAGCTGAGGATTATGATGAAAAGGATGAGATGAGTCCTCAGGAGGAGGAACAGGCAGAGAGAGAAGATAAGGAGGTTGTACAAGGAGAGAAGGGTGAGAAGGGTGATCCAGGTGACACCACAGTAGTATCACCACCATCACAACCCACAGGATTTGATCATATTGCTACACCTGGAGGATCACAGGCTCCAAGTGCTAAGTTAGCAAAGGGTGGTTTAGTATCACCTATGGATTCCCCAATGGGGAACTTCCTTAATGCTGGAGCACGACCAGAAGGTAAGAAGTCATCTACTAAGTCACTAGAGAGTTTAGGTCTTGTAGGTAAGAAGAATGTTGGTGATGAACTGACTGAGGATTTAGGTTTAGACCAATATAAGAAGGCATTAGGTGATGCTATGGCATTACCAATGAAGGCAGTTGCTGCTGGATTATCTGGATTATTATCTAAGCTTAACTTGCCTGGACCTGAGTTTGAGGCTGCTAAGAAGCAAATAGACTCAGTATCACAAGCATTTAGTATACCTAAACCATCTGCTGGTCCTGGTTCTAGTGAAGAGACCAATGTAATGAATGAGTCTAATCAAGAGACTCTCATTGCTCAGGGTGGTCCTATTGAAACTATCAAGAACTTCTTTGGTCTTGCTCAGGATAAGGATCATTCAGTATCTGATAAGACACCAATGGGTGCTGCTGTTACTGGACTCCAGAAGAGGAGACAGATGAATGAGCAGTATATGCAGATGCTCAATGCTGGTGGACCTAGTTCTGAACATACATCAGGCAGTGGTCAAGAACCATTAGACAACCTATCTACTTCAGTTAATACTACGAATGAGAGTGTTAAGAATACCATGACTGGTATGATTAAGGGTGCTGCTTCATGGTTGGGTAACAATACTGTACCAGGTATGGTTATTAAATCTGGTGTAGGACTTATAAGTAAGATGTTAGGAGGTATAACTCCTGCTGCTGAAGGTAGTCAGTATACTAAACAAGACATTAATAGCCTATCTAATCAGGTTATCATGGGTAATGAGTCAATGATGGCGAGTAAGACCACTCATATATCTACTATCCAACAGAATATGATGAAAGAGTCTCAAGCAAGGATGGCTAAGATTATCGCACAGATGAATCAACAACAGTCACCAGGTATCAATGAGACTTCACCTGTACCTGCTCAAGAGTTAAAGATTAGTAAGTATCTAACAAATAGTATCCTCATCACCCCTGGAGGCGAGACACCTCTCGATGTATTATGAGTCAAAGATCTAATTTTACATTACAAAAACTGTCCATCATGGTGAATGCTGATACACCAGAGGGACCACAGAAGAGGCAGGTTGATCTATCTGCTAACCATTTACTTGAGCTTCATTATATTGAGGACATAACCAAGGCAAATACTGTTACTGCTGTCACTATCAATGACACTGAGAGTGCTATTGTATCTGATTTGTATGGATTGGAACCAATTGAGATAACATGGACAGATAATGCTCTTGTACCTGAAGGTGGTAATACATTCACACAACAGCTGGTCATCTATGATATTAAAGATCGTCAGATTATATCAGGTAAAAAACTTAAAGCAACATTATACTGTATAAGTAAGGACGCGATTAACAATAGTTCCCAAAAAATTTCTCGGAGGTTTGGCAAGGGAGGAGGTGAGAGTATATCCGAGATGGTTAACTCTCTGATGAAGACTGATATAGCCACTCTCAAGTCTGTTAGTGTTGACCCTACATTAACTAAATTGTCATTCGTCAGCCCATACTGGGATCCATATACTATTATTAAGTGGTTAGGATGGAGAGCAATCTTTGAAGATTCTGGTACAGGTAGTGCTGGATTCTTATTCTGGGAGAACCCAGATGGATATCAGTTTAGAGCTATGGACAATGTAGTTCGTAGAGAGACTACTAGAACAGTCAGGGTGAACTACGTAGCTGATGAGACTGAGGAAGAGTTTGATAATAGGTTCATTGATATTGGTACATTCTCAGTATCTGGTACCAGTGATGTATTCAGAGGACTCAATCTTGGTAGTTACGCAAGTACTACCTTTACATTAGATATGAAGGACTTCACATATAAAGAGGTACCTTTTAATATCAATACCTACTACCCTGCTATGAAGAAGTTGAACCCTGCTTCTGAGCTCCCTGCTTTTTATGAGATCTTTGATGCTGATGTAGAAGCAAGGAGACCTACTAGGATTATGTCTAAGGTACTTGACACTGCTATGTACACTGAGGGTACTTACACTCAGGATCTGACTAAACAACTATCACAGTCAATGATAAGGAATCAGTTCTTCTTTAATCAGTCTGCTGTATTTGAATATGAAGGAGATCAGACTCTAAGAACAGGTGAAGTTGTGGAGGTAAATACCTGGAGAGGTAAACAATTAGAGCCAGATACCAAGCAAAGTGGTAGATACATAGTAGGCAAGATCTATCGCCAGTATCTGACTGAGAGAGATATGATGTCAACTAGGGTAACATTATACAGAGATAGTTTAGGATGAGTTTAGAAAGTGCTGCTCATGCCATTGGTAAGGATGGCTTTAACTGGTGGATAGGACAAGTCGAGAATGACGGGTCAGATCCAGAGTATACTGGTGCGAACTCTAAAGATTACGATTATACTGGTAAGGTAAAGGTAAGAATTGTAGGGTATCATAACCCAGACAAGGTTGAACTACCAACTAGGGATCTCCCGTGGTGTAGTTGTGTAATGCCCGTAGTATATGCCATGAAGAGTGGCATGGGATCTATACAACAGTTACAGATTGGTTCGTGGGTTGTTGGATTCTTTATGGATGGATCCTCAGCACAGGTACCTATTATTATGGGTAGTATTAGTGATGAGAACCCTCAAGGTGTCTATAGTAAGCTCCCACCTGAGAGTAGTAGAGGGTATCAACCTATTCTAGGTGCTGATTATAATCCAAAGGTACATGGTGATGGTGGTGGTTCAACTGTAGGTGGTACTGCTGATACTGTATCAACTAATCCTACTACTGGTGCTAATGAGGAACCAGCAGCAACAACAGGGACAGAAGAGAACCAAACATCAACCATTAACCCTCGTGGTGAGGCTGCTGTACAGACTGATGCTCAGGTAGCAGCAGATAAGAGGAAGAAATATACTGTACATGTAGGTAATGGTAAGTGTGGGTCACCATCTGATGTTAAGATACAGGGTGCTCTCGCTGAGTTCTTAAAGTTTGCTAGAGGTATTGAAAGGAATGAGATAGGTCAGTTCATTAATAAGAACACTGGTGCTGTAGAAGACCTGGCACAAGAGATTGAATCCATGTCTGTAAGGATACAGGGATTCATGAGTGGTATCATGTCCAATATTAAAGGTACTGTTCTTAAAGAGGTTGAACAACATATACAGAAGACTATCAATGATATTAAGGTACCTGATCCAGAGATACTAGAACCTGCTCGTGATCAGATCAAGAACATATCAGATCTCATCAACTGTCTATTCAAGCAGATATTTGAAGAGTTACTTGATGTGATAGGTGGTATGCTTGCTGATCTAGTTGAACAGGCTCTTGATGCTGCCTTATGTCTTGCTCAGGATATAATGCAGGACTTACTTGGAGGTATAATTGATAAAATTGTTTCGGGTATTGATACTGCTCTAGGTATTCTTAAAGGTGCTCTTAGTGCCATTAAGGGTGCTGCTAATATGATTCAGGGTATCAGTAATAAGATCCTACAACTCATTGACATGGTTTGTAAGGGTGATCTATCCTGTGCTCTAGGTCTATCAACATTTAACACTGGTTACGGTGGTAGAGAGAGTGAAGGAGATAAGAGTAAGAAGGCACAGTCACAGTATGGATCAGCAGCACAGTCTGTTCTTGCTGATGGTAAGACACTCATTGTAGGAAGTGGTATACCTAACTCACGTGGTTATACATCTGCTACTACCATGATTGATGGTGTCATGACCAAGAGAGCCTTTAATACTAAGACTGGTGAGTTCGCAGAAGTAGGAGCAGCAGGTACTGGTGTAACCGAAGCAACATTTGAGAAGGGTAAGAGTTTAGTAGAGAAGTTTGACCAGGTATATCCTATTCGTGCTTCTGATGGTAGTATTAACTTCAATTCACTGAACTGTAGTCCTAATAACCTTAGGAAGACACCATGTTTCCCTGAACTTATATGGGATAATGCTCAGTCTACATCTATTATTAAAGCACTACCTATCATTGATGACATTGGATCAATGGTTGGTGTATTCATGAGGAAGAGAGGTTCTAACATTAACACCACTGCTAAGGTTAGAGCTATGTTCACATGTAATGAACCTGAGGGTGTGGGTGCTGTACTTGAACCTGTTATCAAGGCAGGTAAGGTGGACAACGTTAAGGTTATTAAACCTGGTGTTGGTTATGGTCTAGACCCAGACAACACTTACTGTCCAAAAGAACAGAAAATATTTTTGGTACCAAATTTAGACCTACAGGATTATGCTGATGAGGGTGATATACTATTCTATCAGGCTGCCTTTGGGGATGAGAACACAGGTATCATGCAGATTATTGAGTTTGACTATGATAATACTGGATATATTGCTCTTGCTACCCTTGATAAGGATGACTTTATACCTGATGGACTAGGACTCCAGACTGCTGGTGGTAAGCATAAGTTCACATTAAATCCTATTAAATCATTCTATGACCTTGCTATACCAGGTGATGCTGTAGCACTGTGGGCAAACTGTTCTGATCTGATGCCAGTACTAGACACAGTAGAATTGGTCAACGTTGGTAAGGGATATAAAGCTCCTATCATCAAGGTTGGTAAAGAGGAGATTGGTACAGTATCAGTAGATAAGGAGGGTAGGTTGCTACAACCATCTATCAGTGTTAAGTCAGTAGGATTTGTTAGACCTACTATAGAGGACGCAGAGGGATTTGGTGCTGAAATAGTACCTACATATAATTACGTTGGACCTACTAAGTTCCAAGAGATCTACTCTACTCAGTCCTACATCGATTGTGTGGGTAACCCAGGAGACTAATGGCAAGACAAGATACATCAAATACACAGCCGTTTAAGGGTAATGAGGTTACAAATGATAATCCTCAACATATAACAAACTATCCTAAGAACTGGGTGACAGTGACCTCAGCAGGTCATGTACTTGAGTTTGATAACACAAAAGACGGTGAAAGAATCCGTATAATCAACGGTAAGACGGGCAGTCTTATCGAAATGGATGAAAATAAAGATACATATGTCATAAGTTCAAGAGATTTACACCTAAATAGTGATCATACAACCACTCTTAAGGTTGGTAAAAACAAAAAAGACGATAAGCTGATCATTCAGGTTATCGGAGATGCTCACCTAAATGTGGAGGGAGACCTACACACAGAGGTTGAGGGTAATCGTTATGATAAGGTTAACGGTACCTATGAACTGAAATGTGGTAACATTGCCATAGACTCAGGATCTAACATTGGTATTAATGCCGACAATGAAGTTAGGACTATCGCTAACTCCATTAACAGCCGCTGTACGTTCAATTTTCTAGACATGCTGGCTGGTGGGTTCTTGAAGGAATCCATTCACGGTAACCGTGTGATTAGTATGGATAAAGAAGGTGGTACCTTCGCTATAGAAAGCGCAGGAGACCTTCGATTTAACGTCAAGGGTTGTCGATATGACAACGTAGGTAGAAACCATTTTACAGAAGTCCAGGGCGCAGTAAAGACAGTCGCTCATGGCAAAAATATTGATTGTATCGAGGGTGGAGCACCCTCAGGTATGGACGTTTCCAAATCCAGCGGAGTAGGTTGGGAACTCAATACCAAGAGTACGAATACGCTAATAAACACAAAAGACTTTACAATGGCAGCATCTGGCAAGGGAATGATGTCTGCAGCAGGGTCTGAGTTTAAAATCACTTGTAATAATGGTATCTACCTTAATTGACATTCTGACTTGAATGTCCTATAGTAAGAACACCAGAACAAATGTCAAATATGGCATTATCCACAAAGCAAGCGACAGTCCTAGTTGAATTCATCAACGAAGAACTATCTGAGTACGTGGAAAAAAAGGTAAAGCAAATCGACCTAACTAATCAGGGCGAAGCTTTCAAATGTTATGAGGAGACACGTACTGCTCTTATAGAGATCAGGGAATACGCAGAAGAGGTCATCGAGTGTGCCAGAAAAGATACTGGCATATGGAGTACCCCAAATGCTGTCTCCATACCTTATACTAAGCAGAACACCGAGATTACAGACCCGTGGAATCAGAGTACCTAGCTAAGTGTATCGTTAACATACCTGCACGCAAGTTCACCCTGCTCAGTGATTCTGCTGAGGTCAGGGAGGTTCAATGCGACGACAGTGAGCAATTTGAAAGAGTCTTGGAAGTGATACGCTCTTCCTGCCAGACCGATGAAGTTCAGTATGTTTATTAATTATGTCACATACAGCAACATACGCTGAAATTAAACAGATTCTTCGTGAATCTAAAAGGATCACTAACAATGTCCTACTGAAGGTGGCTAAACTTGCCATAGCAGAGACCCTAGGTGAACGTGCCGATGAGATCGAGACGGAAATCGTTTGGGATAGTAAATTAGGTGATGACCTAATGCTAGACTCTCTTGATATGGTTGAGTTAGTAATGTTTCTAGAGGAGTGCTTTAGTATTGAAATACCTGATGAAGACGCTGTGGACATCGTTACTATTGGCGATGCCTTGGAAGTCATCAAGCGCAATCGTAAGAAGTCACCGAAACAACGTAAAAAAATTGACAAGAGGAAGTACAAGAAGAAGACGCAACCTGTAGATCCTAGTCATAGTCCTAAATTTGCTAAACTCGCTGATGCTGCTGCTGAGAAGCAAGCAAAGCTTGATGCTGAGATAGAAAAGGCACTAGAGGATGAAGCATAAAAAGATCTATTACAACTATGTAATGGGTGGTAATGAAGAATCTTTTTATGATCGTAAAGAAACAGACTTTTTCCCACCTGACTACTTTGAGGAGCCTACTCCTGCTCTGAAAGGATATGACATGAGATATCGTCATGCCAAATGTCCTGCTTGGAAAGATTATCTCAAGAATACTTGGATAATGAAGCAGACATTCCCTTTAGGTATGACGTATAAGTCAGAAGATAAATATTTGTCCACAAACCTAGCTCAGGATATATTTGATCAATTCTTTATGCTCGGAGATGGGTGGCTCGATGGTGAGTACCCTGAAGTCCAGTTTAAACAAGGATATTGTTTTTGGACAGAGGATAAGGACGTGTGGATAGAACAGTTTCCAGTTCCTGAGATGACAAGATTAGGTATAGATGTTGTACCTGGGGCATTCCCCATATCAGTATGGCAGAGACCAATCAATCTAGGGTTCAAAATCACATCCTATGACAAAAACATCTGGCTCGAAAAAGGAGCTCCCCTCTGCTACGTTCGATTCTCTAGTCAAAGAACTAGAGATGTCAAATTCAGCCTTGAAAAACGACCAATCCCTGAAGAAGTCCTTAAGCGACAGTTGCAGAGCCTCTGGCTCAAAGACTGGCACAACGGATTCTCATGGGATCTGATCAAGAAAAGGTTGAGGAGGGAAGAAGAACAAGAAAACAAATGCCCAATAGACTTCTTATGGAAGAGATAATGCACCTTCAGGGTGAGTTTAGAGTGATTGACGGAATAGGGTGTTGTAAGGTATACTTCTTAAATGGAACACCGTTCACGTTTGATGAAGATGTAGTACCAGGCAATGTTAAGGAAGTATTAAATGCTGAAGAAAAACCGCACTTTACTAACGAAGACATATATAGAGGTAGTTCGTATCTTCTAGAGGAGGGGTTCGAGTTAGAACCACTAATCGAAGAAATGAATGAAGCTATTGATACTGAACATCAGGATTAACGCCACCAAACCCTAGAGCTAAGATGACGCTAAACACCGTAGAACACCTCGCTAAAGAGGTTAAGCAACTTAAAAAGGAAGTAGAGAAATTGAAAGATTTCCTTACAACAACACCACCTTCCGAGTCGCTTGCTTGTTATGTAGATGACGAACAAGTGAATTGTGTAGAATTTAATTATGTACCCTACCTTGAACACGCTCACGATGAGTTATCACAGTATAATAAAATACCAAAACGATACTAGATGGAGGAGGGTCAAAGAAAAGACATCCGCAAAACAGCTAAACGACTTATTAAGAGAGCCAAGAAACATCCTGAATGGTATACAGAACAGGATGTTTTTTACGCTAAACGTGTTCGGAAGGAACTGAAGAAGAAAAAAGACTAATGTTAGTTCCTCTGTTCCCATCACCAGTTATACACCATGAGTGTCACGGCATGAAGCCTGAACTCTTACAGTGGGTTAAATCTTATCATCAGACTGGTGAGCACGACGGGAACAGTTCGAGCTGCGGTTGGCATTCAAAGTACGATCTACATGAAGATAAAGACTTTTTATTACACTTCTTGTGGATATACGCTCAGATTACTCACGCTATCCTTGAGATTACCCCTGCGCGAATAGAAATTGCTTCTATGTGGGCTAATATCAATGGACCTACCGAATTTAATATGTCGCACCTACATGCTGGTGTGGATTTTTCAGGTTGTCTGTGGTTACAGACTCCTGAAAATTGTGGTGTCTTGACGTTTGAGAATGATAATGCTATCACAAGATATAACTGGAAGGTTCCAGAAGATATAAAGGAGAAGTATCATTTACATGACACCACGTGGTTCAATCCTCAAGCTGGATCTATGTTAATATTTCCTGCTGATCTCAGACATAGAGTTGAGAGAAACTGTAGCGATGAGGATCGCATAAGTATAGGATTCAATTTGAAATGCAGTTAAGTAATGGTGAAGTGAAGATCATTGATGATCTAGTATCTACACAACAACAAATAGAATTATACGTTGAAGCATGTTCTCTACCATATGCTCTGCTTGGTAGTAATAAGTATGACGTACAAGATTTAAAGACACAGAAGCCTGTATCATATGTTGATGAGGAGTGGTGTCACAAAAAATTCTTTAAGAATGGGATCGGTGATTACCTATCAGGGTTCTGTCCACCTAAGATAGATGTAGCCTATATTAATATGGGTCTCCATGCTGAGAGTCCTGATGTTCATGTAGATAGTTCTGTCAAAGGAGATAAGACACTACTATACTATATGAATAGAGAGTGGAAACATGAGTGGGGTGGTGAGACTATATTCTTAGACGATAACTCTAAGGAGATAGAGTATGTAACACCATTTGTACCAGGTAGAATAATAGTATTTGATTCTACTATCCCACACTCAGCAAGACAACAGTCATTTGCTGGTCCTCTCTATCGATTTACATTAGCTATTAAGTTCAAATGTTAGAAGAGTTTGTTGAATGGTTTGAAGGAAGTTATAACAATTGGAAGCAAGCATCCAGTTGGCCATCTCACTATGCTCATATACTATTAGATCATGAGAGGATAGAGGGTAATAAGTTTAAGTCATGCCAACGCTACAAGTATAATAATGAGGAGTATAGAGATAAGGAGGTAGAAATTATAGAAAGAGATGAAGAGATCGTGGTACTGAACCCAGTGGTTGATATCCATTTCATTAAGGATGGTGATAAGTATCTAGGAAGGAATTTTAAATCACCTCTAGTCAACGGTGGATACCTCAGATCTGAGGCAGTTTTGGAGAAGGATAAGTACACTGTGATCGATCGAGGGTACGATGATAAGGGCAATCAAGTGTGGGGAAGTAAGTACGGGCCATTTGTGTTCGATAAAGAGTATAAATAAGTTGAGAACTTAATGTAGAGTACGTGTGGCAACTCGTAAGATATCAGATTTAACTCTACTGACGACAGTATCACCTTCAGATACCCTTCTGTTGCTTGATAATTCTGACCCAGTAGATACCAATAAAAAGAGTGAGGTAGGTTCCATATTCAAGGCTGTGCCTGGTGGAACACAAAACCAACCTGGTCTTTCTTTTGACCAAAAAACTGCGACTGGTTTATATTCAACTGCTCAGGGTGAACTGGGCATTTCTTTAGGTGACTCAAAACTATTAATAGAGAAGCAGTCAACATCATTGTTACTGTCTGCTAGAGATAGTGCTGACTCCAACTTAGACCTGACGTTACAAGCTCTAGGTACTGGTGTTATAAGATTTAACTCTACTATTGCTATTACTGATACGGTATTCACTATACCTAACAGTTCTGATAATTCAAAGATTGCCAAGTTCTCTGCCACACAAATACCAACAGGATCAACTAGGACATATGTTCTTCCTGACCCAGGATCTGATGTTGATACTATAGTTACATTAAACTCTACACAAACTCTCACTAATAAGACACTTACATCTCCGTCATTCACAGGTAGCTTAAATGCTGCTAACATGACACTCAGTGGTGACTTACAAGTAGATAACAATACAACACTTGGTAGTAGCAACATTGATACAGTAACAGTTGCTGCTGTCTCTACGTTTAATGGTAATGCCACATTTAACGGAACACTAACGCTCAATAGTCTTACCACTACGACTGCTGATATACAGTTAAATCAGACCAGTGGTTCAGCGTTATATAAAGGCATAAAGTTTTGGGATACATCACAGAATACCAATGCTGGTAACTGGGCTGCTGACATGTTTGTCTCATCAGACCAAGCATCTAGGTATCTTGATCTTAAATATTATGATACTGATACAACATATACATCCACCAACTATCAGTATGGATTGAGGATAGCATCTATAGGATATACTCTTCCATCTGCTACTGTTAACCTTTCTGGTGGTGCCGTAGACAGTTTCACAATAACTGCTACTGGTTCTAATCTTAGTCAAGCAGTCACAGCCACAATTACTGGTGATGGTACTGCCGCCGCTGTTACTCCTGTGATAGTTAATGGTGCTTTAACAGCAATTACTATTGACACAGCAGGTCAAGACTATACTACTGCCACTATTACCTTCGCAACTGAAGGTGGTGCTTTACAGTATAGGACGTATGA